ATGAAAAATGCAGGCGTAAGCTATCTTTCAGCCTCAAGCCTGAAAAAGTTTTTGCTAAATCCATTTACTGTTCTGGTTATTATCCTTATTCTTTTTATTGTCGCAGTTTTTACTATAATCGAGCTTTCCTCTCTGATAGCCGGATATGCATTCAGCCGTGAACATAAGAAAATAACGATAGCCGGAATGCTCAAATGCGGTCTGCACGCCTTTGCTAAGGCTTTCAGAGGTTCCGGAATACTTAGCTTTCTGGGATTTATGCTCGTTGTTCCTTTAGCGCAGTTTACTCTTTCATCCTGCATTATTTCAGCTCCGCTTATTCCAATCGTCAGGTCGCTTATCAATACACATTGGAAATATGCATGTATTGCCGCATATATTTTGCTGGAACTTCTGATACTCTATATATTGTCCACTCGCTGCTACTGTCTTCATTATCTCGTTCTTACAAACAATAATTTCTCTGACTGTATGAAAAAAAGCCGTTCCTGCATTAAAGGAAAACGCTTGAAAACATTTCTTACTCTCATTATGTGGAGCTTAATAATGCTTGCATTTGCAGCTGCTGCAACTTTTATAATAAGCTTTCTTATAATTTTCGGGATCAAGGGATTTTCACGTCCGGATGCAGTCCTGATATCCTCACTAAAGGTTCTGAGCTATGCTTGGGAAGTTTTTATAGCTGTTTCAGCCGTCATTTCAGCTCCGTTTATAATCGGAAGCCTTACCGATAATTTTATGGAAAATAAAGAACGTGACTCAAAGATAGTTCTTCCTGAAAGCGGAAATAAGAAAGTCCCAAAAGCTGTAAAGTTTGCGTCTTTCACTGTTTTAATCGCATTAAGCGTTTTTCTGAACTTTTCATATATCCAACAGATCTATAAAGGCAATATAAATGTTAATATGGGTATTTTCAATAGGACTCAGGTTACCGCTCATAGGGGATTTTCCTATAAAGCTCCGGAAAACACCCTTTATGCCTTTGAAGAAGCCATTAATGCAGGAACCGATTATATCGAACTTGATATCCAGCAGACTTCCGATGGTCAGATCGTTGTCTTTCATGATCAGAAGCTTGATAGGACTTCCGACGGAACCGGTCCGCTCTCGGAATATACCTACGAGGAACTTCTTGAATTTTCACTGGGAAACTGGTTTAAAAGAGGGGAAACCGATTTTTCTGATGCAAGAATAATGCTGCTTTCTGAAGTTCTGGAGCTTGCAAAGGACAATAACTGTATGCTTAATATAGAAGTCAAAAAATCAGGAAATTCCACTGATACAGCGAGAAAAGCAGCAGAAATGCTTGTTGAATACGATATGACCGACTCCTGCTATATAACTTCATTTTCATATTCTGCACTTAAAGAAGTGAAAAAAACCAATTCCAGCATCAAAACGGCAATTATCGCAAATGTTGTCTCACCATCTTTATATTCTCAGCTTAAATACATCGACGCATTGAGTCTGAATTATATATTTGTAAATCAGTCAATAATAAGCAATGCTCATAAAGGCGGAAAAAGAGTATTTGTCTGGACTGTCAACAACCGCAGCGATATGGAACGCATGATCTCTATCGGAGCTGACAATATAATAACCGATCGTCCTGATATTGCTGTTAATGCTGTTTATTCCTATGGTAAAGGCGATTTCGTTCTTTCCCTGCTCAGCCATATTTTCGGGATATAACAAAACCTCCTATGGTATATCCATAGGAGGCCGTTTTCATTTGTAAAATATTAATTTCATTTATATTTTCTCTGCATATTTAGGTGAAAGCGATATCCAGCCTGCTCCGGATTTAAGCTTTCCCCACTGCACTGTACCAACCATTGCAGTATCAACAATTGTAAAAACTTCATTTTTGCTGACTGTACCGTTCACCTTTGAATCAAGTCCCGGAGCGCTGCGGATAAAAAGCGAATCGCTTGTAACCCTTACAAGGAAGCTTCCTTCAGGCGTTGGCTTTTCAGCGGACTTCACCTCCTCCGGGAACACCTTTTTGCCGCCGGAATCGAACACAGAGAATCCAGGCTTGCAGGCTTTTTTTGCATTATCCAAAGAAGAGAATGCGCCTATCTGGGACTTTACGTCAGCCCAAGATTTACGGACTCTGTAAAGCTGAGACGTGCCGGGACTGCTTGTATTGCCGTTCATTTTAGCCTTAACGTCGGACTTGAACTTGTTCCATGCCGAATTCTTTTCATCATCCGAACCGCCTTTTGAAGCTTCCACAAAGCACTTCGGACAAACTTTTCCGGTCACGTCAAAATGGCGTATAAGATCATCGGATTCAAGCTTGTATTTTTTCAGCAGAAGTGCGCACAATTCAACAAGCGATGCATAGGTTTTGGGATTAAATTTTCCCGTCCAATCCGGATGACATGTTTCAATGCTGATACTGTAGGCGTTCGCCTGATTGGTGCAGTATGCGATCTCGTCATCGGGCACGCATCGGATAACCTCGCCGTCAAGTCCCACAATATAGTTGCTCGACACATAGACTCCGGTCGTCTTGCAGTTCTCAAAATAATTGCGGTTTGCAATCGCCGACGTTCCGGGATTTGCAACGTAATGAACGGCGATTTTTGTAGTTGAATTTCTCTTGATTCCAGGTCGGCTGTACTGGTTTACAGTCAGCAGTTTTTCTTGAATGTTCATATTTTACCTCGCTTTATAAGTTATTTCCATGTTATACGGCTGGACGTCCGTATCTGTTGTGATTACTGTTGTGCCGCTTAAAGTCTGAATTCTGGGAAGTGATATTGATTCTTTTGTACCGTCTGAACGTTCAATGACGTTTTCGGTATATTTCAGAATATCGCCTATTTTAAGCGGTTCATCAAGATATATCAGAGTTGTGATTGGCTCTTGGTACGGCTCATACTCCGTTGACGATGCCCCTTCTTCTACCATGACTGTAATCTCACCTGATTTTATCTTGTTAAATATCGCTTCAGCACCATCGCTAATCTTATAACGTATAAGAACTATTATCTTTCCTTCACTGTCAGGCTTAAACGTTTTTGGCTCGTCTTTCCATACCCCGTTTACTGTAGAATTTCCGCCGCCGAAATATACGCTCGCTGTTGAAACAGATTTTTCAAAAGAAGTGGAACAAGTGTAATACTTACTTGTATCTAAATTCTTGATTGTGAAATTATATGTTGTAGCGCCAGCTTCATATTTTGCGTTTGCATCAAACAAATTCTTTCCACTCGACACGATAGGAACGGCATATTTTCCTGAATTTTCTCCCTCCGTGACAAGTTCGCCAACGGACTTGGCTTCAATGGAACCATCGGGTGTGGGAGTGCCGTTCTGGACGGTATTTCCGTATATTTTGTAGTCAACAGCAGGCTTACCGGCTGAATTTTCAAGTATGCAGGGATATCCCGAAATTGTCGCATATTTTGCCAGAATTCCGGCTAAAAGCATATCGTATAAGCTATCCGGCGGCAATCCTTTGCTGACTTTCAGAATCTCCCAGAGATCCATTATTTATCCTCCTTGTTTTTCTCGTGCTGTATGCCGAAATAAAAGGCGATCACAGTTGTGAAAACTGTTAGGAACTGATCGGATGAAAGGCTTCCTTTTGCCGATAATATGGCAAAAACAGCCGTCAGAATCAACGTCACAATGCTCTTGACATCGATAAGTTTTGCAAGCTTATTTTTCATGAAATCCCTCCTTTTCAAGGTCTTCTATTCTATGATTTATCACTTTTATCTGTTCATTGATTATCGGTATTTTTTCAGCAAAATTATTATGCTTGTCCACCTTTTTTTCAAGCTGCTCAATGCGGTAATTAGTAAGTCTGGTGCTGACTAGAACTCCGCCGAGAGAGCCGCCCAAAGTCCCCAAAAGCGATATCAGAGCAATTATTATTTCTGCGTTCATGAATTCCCCTCCAAAGCTTTAACACCAGCCGCACAAATATTTATTGGATTCATTATTCCCACTCCTTTTTATTGTTTAAAACTTTTATTTCGTGTGCTGCCGTTATAAAAACTATGCTTCCAGCACTCCAATTGCCCTGAACTTCAGGAATATCCGCTTCCGTATCGGCTACAATTTCAACACGATGAATCGATTTATCGCCGTCAAATCTTATAAATTTACTGTTTATTATTGTATACATTTTAATCCTTTGCACCCTCCAAAGCTTCAATTCTTGCGGTCAAAGCGTTTATGCGGGCTTCGTAACCGTTCCACTTTGCACGCTCTGAATTGTTGGTGTGACGAGCCGAATTATCATTATGCGTCAGGAATCGTTCCATTGTAACAAGACCGTCAATTTGCTCCTGAACGGTGGGATGATACGGGACAAATTTGGATACTTCCACCCCTTTTGGAACAAGCATCGGGTAAATTACAGTTTCGTCAAAGCTTGCGCCCTTGCTGATTCGTATTCTAACATGATTGTACGCATATGTATCGTCTATCGTTACTTCCTTATCGGAATCAGACGTGAATTCAATAAGTTCTAGAGAACCGTCATCCCGATTGCCGAAAATCTGAATTAATGCGCCTGCATTTCCAGTGCTCTTGAGAATGTAATTTCCGTTGGGTATATGCTTTTTGTGGTCGTTTTCAGAGCCTGCACCCGTTGCCGCTGGATATGCTATATTCCAGATCAGCGCAAATGCTTCTGTAGTATTCGTTCCGCTGAGCTTGATACCTCCGTCTGACTGAAACGCAGCCGTTATCCCGTTTTTCGTGATGTTATCCCTATAATTGTTCTCTATGAAGTTTAGGCATTTTGTGCCTAATGTCGCACTTGCGACAACGCTGTTTTCATAGCTTTCAAGGGATTTTTCTATCCCTTCATCTATCTCTTCGCCGGTGAATTTGCTTGTATACTCATTCATAATTTTCCTCCTATATTCTGTTTATTCCTTGTATTTTGAAATCTCTTGACAACAGCGTTTCAACTGCGCTGTCGGATTTTGGCGTGCGGAACATTCCGGTGCCACGAAAAAGACATGAGGAAGCACCTATTTCTATGGATTTTTCAGCGTATGCAATAAGCATATTATCAACGTCTTCTGTTGTACAGCCGGAATATGAAATATCAGTGATGTTCGGTATATAATCCTTAGGCACATAAACTCCGTGAATATTCGGGCAAAATGCAACCCTTAAAGCGCCGGCTATAGAATGAGTAAGAACACCTAAATCGCCGGTTATATTTCGTGTATATTTCAATTCCAGCCAGCCTATTGAACTTATTGAGCTTAGATCTCCGGTGATATTATGCTCGGGACATTCTAAAGTTAATTTGGATATATTATTTTTAAAGTCCCTGAGATCGCCATATAATTCAGACACACGCACGGTTGAAGATATATCAAAGCGGTCAACTCTTCCCTTTAAATCGGACAAATTGCCTTTTACCTCGCAATTGCCGTCAAATTCAATTTGAGAAAAAGCGCCCTTTAACTGCTTCAGGTCTAAAGTTATGCCTTTTTTTGATTCGATCCCCCAGTGTTCCTTGTGTTGCGGCGAATAATCCCATGAAAGCGTTATTTTTGAATTCTCGGGTACTGTTTTTTCAAAACGGCTTCCATATATCGTTTCGCCGTTGCACTCCCAAGCCGGATTAACAAGGCTCCATGTAAACGCATACACTTCTCCTGACGCATTCCCTAACGTAACATGCTCCCTTGCTGCGTTAAATAAATTTCCATCAGTTGTTCTTACATAATTTCCGTCAGCTGTTTTGAAGTTGGAAACTTCCTCCGGATCATCACTTTTCTTCATTGCATTCAATATCCACGCTGTTTTCATATCGGGAGGATATCTCAAGATTTTGAACCTGAGAAATTCAGTTAATTTCATCAGACCCACTCCCTTTTGTTATTGAGAACCTTTATCTCATGCGTATCGGCTAAAAGAACCATGCTGCCTGCGCTCCAGTGTTCTTCCGGATTCGGAATATCCGCAGCAGTATCGACAACCAAGTCAACACGAAGAATCGTTATATTCTCTTCATACCCCATAAATTCACTATTGATGATCGTATACATATTAACCTCCATAAATAATATTAAGCTCCCATAATAGGGCTAAATCGAAGCAAAAATAAATGCATACTCATTGAATAAGAAAAAACATTCACATAAAATTTACAATCAAAGAAAAATAACTGGTTAACAAGGAGCTCTTTTCGTCAGAATTGTGTATTTTCCCCGCCGTACGGCGGGGAAAATACACAATTCTGACGAAAAGAGCTCCTTGTTAACCAGTTATTTTTCTTTGATTGTAAATTTTATGTGAATGTTTTTTCTTATTCAATGAGTATGCATTTATTTTTGCTTCGATTTAGCCCTATTATGGGAGCTTAATATTATTTATGGAGGTTAATATGTATACGATCATCAATAGTGAATTTATGGGGTATGAAGAGAATATAACGATTCTTCGTGTTGACTTGGTTGTCGATACTGCTGCGGATATTCCGAATCCGGAAGAACACTGGAGCGCAGGCAGCATGGTTCTTTTAGCCGATACGCATGAGATAAAGGTTCTCAATAACAAAAGGGAGTGGGTCTGATGAAATTAACTGAATTTCTCAGGTTCAAAATCTTGAGATATCCTCCCGATATGAAAACAGCGTGGATATTGAATGCAATGAAGAAAAGTGATGATCCGGAGGAAGTTTCCAACTTCAAAACAGCTGACGGAAATTATGTAAGAACAACTGATGGAAATTTATTTAACGCAGCAAGGGAGCATGTTACGTTAGGGAATGCGTCAGGAGAAGTGTATGCGTTTACATGGAGCCTTGTTAATCCGGCTTGGGAGTGCAACGGCGAAACGATATATGGAAGCCGTTTTGAAAAAACAGTACCCGAGAATTCAAAAATAACGCTTTCATGGGATTATTCGCCGCAACACAAGGAACACTGGGGGATCGAATCAAAAAAAGGCATAACTTTAGACCTGAAGCAGTTAAAGGGCGCTTTTTCTCAAATTGAATTTGACGGCAATTGCGAGGTAAAAGGCAATTTGTCCGATTTAAAGGGAAGAGTTGACCGCTTTGATATATCTTCAACCGTGCGTGTGTCTGAATTATATGGCGATCTCAGGGACTTTAAAAATAATATATCCAAATTAACTTTAGAATGTCCCGAGCATAATATCACCGGAGATCTAAGCTCAATAAGTTCAATAGGCTGGCTGGAATTGAAATATACACGAAATATAACCGGCGATTTAGGTGTTCTTACTCATTCTATAGCCGGCGCTTTAAGGGTTGCATTTTGCCCGAATATTCACGGAGTTTATGTGCCTAAGGATTATATACCGAACATCACTGATATTTCATATTCCGGCTGTACAACAGAAGACGTTGATAATATGCTTATTGCATACGCTGAAAAATCCATAGAAATAGGTGCTTCCTCATGTCTTTTTCGTGGCACCGGAATGTTCCGCACGCCAAAATCCGACAGCGCAGTTGAAACGCTGTTGTCAAGAGATTTCAAAATACAAGGAATAAACAGAATATAGGAGGAAAATTATGAATGAGTATACAAGCAAATTCACCGGCGAAGAGATAGATGAAGGGATAGAAAAATCCCTTGAAAGCTATGAAAACAGCGTTGTCGCAAGTGCGACATTAGGCACAAAATGCCTAAACTTCATAGAGAACAATTATAGGGATAACATCACGAAAAACGGGATAACGGCTGCGTTTCAGTCAGACGGAGGTATCAAGCTCAGCGGAACGAATACTACAGAAGCATTTGCGCTGATCTGGAATATAGCATATCCAGCGGCAACGGGTGCAGGCTCTGAAAACGACCACAAAAAGCATATACCCAACGGAAATTACATTCTCAAGAGCACTGGAAATGCAGGCGCATTAATTCAGATTTTCGGCAATCGGGATGACGGTTCTCTAGAACTTATTGAATTCACGTCTGATTCCGATAAGGAAGTAACGATAGACGATACATATGCGTACAATCATGTTAGAATACGAATCAGCAAGGGCGCAAGCTTTGACGAAACTGTAATTTACCCGATGCTTGTTCCAAAAGGGGTGGAAGTATCCAAATTTGTCCCGTATCATCCCACCGTTCAGGAGCAAATTGACGGTCTTGTTACAATGGAACGATTCCTGACGCATAATGATAATTCGGCTCGTCACACCAACAATTCAGAGCGTGCAAAGTGGAACGGTTACGAAGCCCGCATAAACGCTTTGACCGCAAGAATTGAAGCTTTGGAGGGTGCAAAGGATTAAAATGTATACAATAATAAACAGTAAATTTATAAGATTTGACGGCGATAAATCGATTCATCGTGTTGAAATTGTAGCCGATACGGAAGCGGATATTCCTGAAGTTCAGGGCAATTGGAGTGCTGGAAGCATAGTTTTTATAACGGCAGCACACGAAATAAAAGTTTTAAACAATAAAAAGGAGTGGGAATAATGAATCCAATAAATATTTGTGCGGCTGGTGTTAAAGCTTTGGAGGGGAATTCATGAACGCAGAAATAATAATTGCTCTGATATCGCTTTTGGGGACTTTGGGCGGCTCTCTCGGCGGAGTTCTAGTCAGCACCAGACTTACTAATTACCGCATTGAGCAGCTTGAAAAAAAGGTGGACAAGCATAATAATTTTGCTGAAAAAATACCGATAATCAATGAACAGATAAAAGTGATAAATCATAGAATAGAAGACCTTGAAAAGGAGGGATTTCATGAAAAATAAGCTTGCAAAACTTATCGATGTCAAGAGCATTGTGACGTTGATTCTGACGGCTGTTTTTGCCATATTATCGGCAAAAGGAAGCCTTTCATCCGATCAGTTCCTAACAGTTTTCACAACTGTGATCGCCTTTTATTTCGGCATACAGCACGAGAAAAACAAGGAGGATAAATAATGGATCTCTGGGAGATTCTGAAAGTCAGCAAAGGATTGCCGCCGGATAGCTTATACGATATGCTTTTAGCCGGAATTCTGGCAAAATATGCGACAATTTCGGGATATCCCTGCATACTTGAAAATTCAGCCGGTAAGCCTGCTGTTGACTACAAAATATACGGAAATACCGTCCAGAACGGCACTCCCACACCCGATGGTTCCATTGAAGCCAAGTCCGTTGGCGAACTTGTCACGGAGGGAGAAAATTCAGGAAAATATGCCGTTCCTATCGTGTCGAGTGGAAAGAATTTGTTTGATGCAAACGCAAAATATGAAGCTGGCGCTACAACATATAATTTCACAATCAAGAATTTAGATACAAGTAAGTATTACACTTGTTCCACTTCTTTTGAAAAATCTGTTTCAACAGCGAGCGTATATTTCGGCGGCGGAAATTCTACAGTAAACGGGGTATGGAAAGACGAGCCAAAAACGTTTAAGCCTGACAGTGAAGGAAAGATAATAGTTCTTATACGTTATAAGATTAGCGATGGTGCTGAAGCGATATTTAACAAGATAAAATCAGGTGAGATTACAGTCATGGTAGAAGAAGGGGCATCGTCAACGGAGTATGAGCCGTACCAAGAGCCAATCACAACTCTGATATATCTTGATGAACCGCTTAAAATAGGCGATATTCTGAAATATACCGAAAACGTCATTGAACGTTCAGACGGTACAAAAGAATCAATATCACTTCCCAGAATTCAGACTTTAAGCGGCACAACAGTAATCACAACAGATACGGACGTCCAGCCGTATAACATGGAAATAACTTATAAAGCGAGGTAAAATATGAACATTCAAGAAAAACTGCTGACTGTAAACCAGTACAGCCGACCTGGAATCAAGAGAAATTCAACTACAAAAATCGCCGTTCATTACGTTGCAAATCCCGGAACGTCGGCGATTGCAAACCGCAATTATTTTGAGAACTGCAAGACGACCGGAGTCTATGTGTCGAGCAACTATATTGTGGGACTTGACGGCGAGGTTATCCGATGCGTGCCCGATGACGAGATCGCATACTGCACCAATCAGGCGAACGCCTACAGTATCAGCATTGAAACATGTCATCCGGATTGGACGGGAAAATTTAATCCCAAAACCTATGCATCGCTTGTTGAATTGTGCGCACTTCTGCTGAAAAAATACAAGCTTGAATCCGATGATCTTATACGCCATTTTGACGTGACCGGAAAAGTTTGTCCGAAGTGCTTTGTGGAAGCTTCAAAAGGCGGTTCGGATGATGAAAAGAATTCGGCATGGAACAAGTTCAAGTCCGACGTTAAGGCTAAAATGAACGGCAATACAAGCAGTCCCGGCACGTCTCAGCTTTACAGAGTCCGTAAATCTTGGGCTGACGTAAAGTCCCAGATAGGCGCATTCTCTTCTTTGGATAATGCAAAAAAAGCCTGCAAGCCTGGATTCTCTGTGTTCGATTCCGGCGGCAAAAAGGTGTTCCCGGAGGAGGTGAAGTCCGCTGAAAAGCCAACGCCTGAAGGAAGCTTCCTTGTAAGGGTTACAAGCGATTCGCTTTTTATCCGCAGCGCTCCGGGACTTGATTCAAAGGTGAACGGTACAGTCAGCAAAAATGAAGTTTTTACAATTGTTGATACTGCAATGGTTGGTACAGTGCAGTGGGGAAAGCTTAAATCCGGAGCAGGCTGGATATCGCTTTCACCTAAATATGCAGAGAAAATATAAATGAAATTAATATTTTACAAATGAAAACGGCCTCCTATGGATATACCATAGGAGGTTTTGTTATATCCCGAAAATATGGCTGAGCAGGGAAAGAACGAAATCGCCTTTACCATAGGAATAAACAGCATTAACAGCAATATCAGGACGATCGGTTATTATATTGTCAGCTCCGATAGAGATCATGCGTTCCATATCGCTGCGGTTGTTGACAGTCCAGACAAATACTCTTTTTCCGCCTTTATGAGCATTGCTTATTATTGACTGATTTACAAATATATAATTCAGACTCAATGCGTCGATGTATTTAAGCTGAGAATATAAAGATGGTGAGACAACATTTGCGATAATTGCCGTTTTGATGCTGGAATTGGTTTTTTTCACTTCTTTAAGTGCAGAATATGAAAATGAAGTTATATAGCAGGAGTCGGTCATATCGTATTCAACAAGCATTTCTGCTGCTTTTCTCGCTGTATCAGTGGAATTTCCTGATTTTTTGACTTCTATATTAAGCATACAGTTATTGTCCTTTGCAAGCTCCAGAACTTCAGAAAGCAGCATTATTCTTGCATCAGAAAAATCGGTTTCCCCTCTTTTAAACCAGTTTCCCAGTGAAAATTCAAGAAGTTCCTCGTAGGTATATTCCGAGAGCGGACCGGTTCCGTCGGAAGTCCTATCAAGCTTCTGATCATGAAAGACAACGATCTGACCATCGGAAGTCTGCTGGATATCAAGTTCGATATAATCGGTTCCTGCATTAATGGCTTCTTCAAAGGCATAAAGGGTGTTTTCCGGAGCTTTATAGGAAAATCCCCTATGAGCGGTAACCTGAGTCCTATTGAAAATACCCATATTAACATTTATATTGCCTTTATAGATCTGTTGGATATATGAAAAGTTCAGAAAAACGCTTAATGCGATTAAAACAGTGAAAGACGCAAACTTTACAGCTTTTGGGACTTTCTTATTTCCGCTTTCAGGAAGAACTATCTTTGAGTCACGTTCTTTATTTTCCATAAAATTATCGGTAAGGCTTCCGATTATAAACGGAGCTGAAATGACGGCTGAAACAGCTATAAAAACTTCCCAAGCATAGCTCAGAACCTTTAGTGAGGATATCAGGACTGCATCCGGACGTGAAAATCCCTTGATCCCGAAAATTATAAGAAAGCTTATTATAAAAGTTGCAGCAGCTGCAAATGCAAGCATTATTAAGCTCCACATAATGAGAGTAAGAAATGTTTTCAAGCGTTTTCCTTTAATGCAGGAACGGCTTTTTTTCATACAGTCAGAGAAATTATTGTTTGTAAGAACGAGATAATGAAGACAGTAGCAGCGAGTGGACAATATATAGAGTATCAGAAGTTCCAGCAAAATATATGCGGCAATACATGCATATTTCCAATGTGTATTGATAAGCGACCTGACGATTGGAATAAGCGGAGCTGAAATAATGCAGGATGAAAGAGTAAACTGCGCTAAAGGAACAACGAGCATAAATCCCAGAAAGCTAAGTATTCCGGAACCTCTGAAAGCCTTAGCAAAGGCGTGCAGACCGCATTTGAGCATTCCGGCTATCGTTATTTTCTTATGTTCACGGCTGAATGCATATCCGGCTATCAGAGAGGAAAGCTCGATTATAGTAAAAACTGCGACAATAAAAAGAATAAGGATAATAACCAGAACAGTAAATGGATTTAGCAAAAACTTTTTCAGGCTTGAGGCTGAAAGATAGCTTACGCCTGCATTTTTCAT